GGCGAGATCGCCGATATCATCGATGCACAGCTCTGAACTCTACCTACGGGCTCCTGACAGCGGGCCTGTCCGATTCCGGCCCGGCCGCGACCTAAACCACCACGAGCAAGCAGGAGAAATCATGTCATTCATCATTATCAACGGCACTCCCCTGGACATACATCCCGGCGCAAACCTGGCCGCCGCGAACCTGGCCGCCGCAAACCTGCGCAGCGCGGACCTGTCCGGCGCGGACCTGTCCGGCGCGGACCTGTCCGGCGCAAACCTGCGCAGCGCGGACCTGTCCGGCGCGGACCTGCACCGCGCGAACCTGTCCCACGTGAACCTGGCCGCCGCGAACCTGGCCGGCGCGAACCTGTCCCACGCGAACCTGGCCGGCGCGGACCTGTCCGGCGCGTACCTGCGCAGCGCGATCCTGGTCCAGGCGATCCTGTCCGGCGCGGACCTGTCCGGCGCGAACCTGTCCGATGCGGACCTGTCCGGCGCGGGCCTGCACCACGCGGACCTGCACCACGCGGACCTGTCCGGCGCGATCCTGTTCGGCGCGAACCTGCACCGCGCGAACCTGGCCGGCGCGGACCTGGCCGCCGCGGACCTGTCCGGCGCGTACCTGCGCAGCGCGATCCTGCCGGAAGGCCTGCGGGATCAGCTCAGTATCGTCCCGGCCGGGGATGTCACCGGCTGGAAGGCGTGCCGGGACGGAGTGATCGTGAAGCTTCTCATCCCGGCCGGCGCCAGGAGGTCTAACGCCACCACCCGGAAGTGCCGGGCTGAGTACGCGGACGTGCTGGAGGTAACCGGCGCGGCCGAGGGCGTGAGCAAATTCGAAGATGGCTTCACCTACCGGGCCGGCGAGCGGGTCACCCCGGGATGGTTCGACCCGGACTGGACCCGGGAGTGCAGCGGCGGGATACACTTCTTCCTCACCCGGGAAGAAGCCGAAGAGTACTGAGCAAAAGAGTCCTGCGGCGGCCAGTTCGCCGGATGTTGACAAAGCCCCGCTGGGACTACTCCCAGCGGGGCTTTTCCATGCCTTAAATCAGGTCAGAGGCCGCCTAGCTTGCCCCAGGTGGCCGCGCCGATAATCCCGTCTATTCTAAGGCCGTGCGTAGCCTGGAAAGTTTTCACCGCCGCTTCGGTTCCCGGCCCGAAATCCCCGTCGACCTTGACGCCGGCACCCGACCTGTTCAGGCCCTTCTGGGCGAGGATCACCCAGGCTCCCTGTGTGCCCCGGCGGACTGTGACGGCCGTGGCCGCCACGATCTCGACGGACGCGCCTCGGGTTACGACTGTGCCGGGTACCGGCCTGAGACCCGTGCAGATCTCGCTGGCAGCCTGGCCAGTCCTCGCGGCCGGAATCAGCCCGGCCGACAGGAGCGCGTTGTGGGCGTTTCCCGCCGACTTTCCGGTAAGATCAGGTACTTTAACCGTACTCGGCACGCCCGGGGGCAGCATGAGCGCCGCCATCGTATGCACCCCGACCTCGCCGCTGGCCGGGATGGCATGCGCAACCTGGAATGCCTTCACGGCAGTGAGTGTCGCGGGGCCGAAATCACCGTCGACTGCAAGTTCGGGTATTGCTCCGTGAACATTCAGCCTGGTCTGGATCCTGGCCACGGCAGGGCCGATATTGCCTGCTCGTTGCGTACCCGTGACAGGCCGCGGCCACTGGCCGAAATCGGGATTGACCGCCCGGTTCAAGTCAACGTCCCCGCCTGCGAGTCCCACGCCGTTCTTGTATTGCTGGAGCTGCGCACGGCTGTCCCATCGGGGGACTCCGCCGATTGTGCTCCAGGCGTAGGTCTGCCATCCGAAAGAGATCTTGCCCGCATCGAAGGCGTGCCTGATGAACTGGTACCCGCCGTACCCGCCGACCCGCGGCTTCCCTATGACATCGGCGGCACCATCGAGGAAAGCCATCACTGCCGACCATTGCGATGCGGTGAACCCGTTCGGGTCCGTGTCGCAGGCAAAATATACCGGGACATCAGTCATGCCGACCCTGCCGAGCAAGACTTCCGCCCGGATTGCCTGATCGATACCGGCCTGACGGCCGAGCAGCATCCGCCCTGCGGTGGTCTCATACACTACCGCGATGTAAAGCCCGTGCGCTCGCAGGGCATCACGCTCAGCCACTGACAGGCCCTTACCGCCAGAGGTGACTGGTATTTCCGAGAGATAGCGCACGGCATAGCGGACTCCGGCAGCCTTCAGCTGCGCGGGATCGGGTGCCGAAAAAGAATAGTCGACACCGAAAATAGAGCCGGTCGTCATCTGGTCTCCTCAGCCTTCGGCTTGATGTCCACGTTGAACTTGGCCAGCGGGACCACGTGAGCGCGGACCAGGAAACCAAGCAGGAGGTTAGCCATCACCACGTACCCGACAAGCTGGTCGGGTGTCACCTGGAATCCGAACCGGGCCGCCAGGGTAACCGCGACATTGAGCAGTGCCGCTACCAGCGCGGGGTTGTTCTTGAGTCCATCCTGTATTGCAACCAGGTACTTCATTGCTGCCTTCCTTAAAGGTCGCTTACATGACCTATGATAAACCAGCCGTCTGCTGGGTAGATGATTCTCGCCGCAGCCGATGACGACCACTGGACCGTGCCATCAGGCTTGATGCTGGTCCAGCGGACCACCGCGGTTTCCCCCGACCCTGCACGTTCCAGGATGTCCCCGGTTTGCAGCGGCGCAAATCCGGTGATGAGGCTGACGGGAATCAGGTCGGGAGCGCTGGCAAGAACCCCCGTGAAAGTCCCTGCCGGTGCGATGATAAGCTGCCCGATGGGTGCTTTCATGGCACTGAACATGCTGAATGTCAGGCCTGCCGTCACGTCGCGATCGGTGCACCGTGCCGCGAGAAGAAACTGGTCGCCTCTGCGCACGTCTGCCAGGCTGGTCATCAGGAGATCCGTTGCAGCATGAGAGTTGAACGCGCGGTTAGCGTGGTTGTGGGCGTTGCCGAAGAGGCTCCCCAGTTAAGCGTGAAACTTCCCGCGGTGCCCGCCGTGGCCAGCACGCCGTCGATGGAGATCCCGTATATCGTGCCCACGACCGTCGCGTCGGCGGATTTCGCTGCATCGGTCCACTGGTTGGTGTCGAAAGTCTGCCCTCCGCCAGCGCCGAAATACTGGGCGAAGTAGAGACCCGCGGCCGTGCCGGCGGGGATAGTCCAGGTCCACTGGAAGTCGGTCCCGGCGTTGGCGGACACCTTGTAGAAAAGGGTGCAGTCCACCTTGTACACGGCATTTGCCAGCACTGATACGGTAAGGTCGGGATCAGCTACCTGGGACGTGGAGGTACGCCCGAGGTCTACGGACTTGTAACCTACCAGTGGCAGGAACCAGTAATTACAATCAGATGGCAGAAGTACCTGGTCGGTGACGTAAAACGGCAGCGGCATTATGCTCCTATTTTTCTAGAAGGCAAGTGCGTTAGAGCCGAGCTTGCCAAGGGCAGAATTGCCCAGTGTCAGGAAACTGCCGTATTTGCTGGCATCCGCCAGCGCCCATTTGGTGCGCCAGGATGAGTCAGCAGATCTCCAGGTGTGGATAAGCCCCGTTATGAAACAGTCCTTGACAATAGCCGGTGAAACCTGTGATGGCCGATGCCACACCTGGACACGGTCAGTCATGTCCCTGCCGAGAACTTGCGGCCACAAGATGGCAGGATTGGCTTGCGGGTCGACTTCTATTGCCTCGAACCTGTCTTCCCCCGTGCTGCCGATGTGCAGGACGTACCGTGCCCAGTCAAGTGCGTCGGAATCATTCTGGACAATCAGGTCGGTGCGCGAGTAAGTCCTGGGGAAAAGGTAAGCGGCAATACTCGCGGTATCTTGTGCTTGCTGGACGTTGCTTCCGCCCGCACGGGTGGCCTGGACATCATTGACGATTGTCACGTCATCCGATGCGCGGCTTACAGAGGAATACAAGAGCCCGTTGCCATCCGAGTAAAATCCTGCGGCCCTGCCGAGGCGGAAAGATCCTGCCAGCGTATGGCCAGAATAGTAAACCCAGTATCCTCTCGGCGTGCCGTCAGAGATAACGGAAGGCAATTGCACGTAGTCATTGTCCCAGCCGAGAGGGTTGGCCGAGAATAGCGGAGCGTTAAGGTTCCATTCGGACAAGGAGAGAATACTGGTCTTGGCATCTGCCAGCGGAACTGTCACTACGCCTATCGCGAACTTTCCGGTGCCAGGATCGGCCTCGATGAACACGTAGACAATCCCGTTTATCACGATCACGGATGAGGGGGCCACTTTCCCCGCCAGCCACGGCGCGGCGGTAACGTCGAGCACCGGGTTTGACGGGTGTCTCGTCCATGTCCCCGAAGGGGCCGTGGCCCACGCCAGAGCAGTCCGGTCATGGGCACCGTCATAGCCGTGGTAATACAGGTAGTAGGTAGCCGAAGGCGCATCGTAGAATACTGAGGGCGTCCCTACCGTGACCGACTCGAAACCTCCGCCAGTATATGTCAGCACGGGGTTGGAGCCGTATTTGGTGAACGGCCCGGAAGGACTGGCCGACGATGCGTAACCTACCTGGCTGTGCGTGCCGTCGTTTCCCTCGTAAAACAGGTAGTAAGTGCTTCCGTCGAAGACCACGCTAGGGCTGATCACGTAAGAGGAATCCCAGGCAGCCGCCGTGACATCGACCAGGTTGCCCTGCTCGGCCCAGCTGATCCCGTCCGGCGAGGTCATGAGATTGATACGGCCGTGACCGGAGCTGTCATCCCGGTAATAGCAGTAGTAGGTCCCGCTGAACAGCTTTACTTCAGGCTCGGTATGCCCGAGCAATTGCGATGACGACGGATGAGTGAACCCGGAGAATCCATCAAATGGCCCTGCGTCGTCAAAAACCGCCTGGACAGTATTCGACCTGGTGTTAGTCATCAGGGAGCGGCGTGCATGGAATACCACTGTTCCCGCGCCGTTGGCGTAAAACTGGCCTATTTCGCTGTCCACGGCCAGCTGCATGAGAGACAGCGCATCAGAATCCAGCGTAGTGCCTTGCAGCAGCGAATTGCCTGTGTCTATCTGCTGCCATTCCCCGGAAGTATACCAGCCTGCCCTGGCGAGAATGTCCTTTATCCTCGCGCCGGTGTCCGCCCCAACACCTTCGATGCTGACCAGGGGAAGATGAATTCCCGCCAGCACCTTGAACACGTCGGTGGCGGAGACAACCAGGGTGGCATAATCACTGGGCTTGTCCACGTCAGCCGGCTCCCACCCGTCCGTGAACCCGAAATACAGCGGATAGCCGATCGAGCCGAAGTTTGCGCGGATACGGAAGGGCACCATGGCCTTCAGCCGTGTTGCGCCCCCCGAAACATAAGGCCCGTTAAGATTGTCGGGATCGAACCTGCCGTCGCTGTTATCCAGGTTTACAGCGCAGGTGCCCGCCTGGTAGTTCCACAAGGGGCCTTGCACGCGTGTCGACGGGCGCGTGATAGTGAAACTCTCCACGTAGTCCGATATGTCGGTCCAGGCTATCGACGTGCCGAGTGTTCCCGTACCCAGCTTCCCGTAAGCAGCGTCGCCCAGGCGCAATGACGTGCCCGGCTGAGACGGGTTGTCGGGGAACAATCCCGCTTCGACGATAATCTGGGGGAGAACCAGTGTCATGGCATGCGCCAGCCTTTACCGGAGCCTTTTTCGAAGGCCTTTATCGCCCCGACAACATCCCTGCCGATATCCGCGGGCCTCGCCAGCGGGGAAGAGGATACGTTTATGATATACGTGTTCCCGCCGCCGCCTACGGGCTCGTAACGGCTGGTCCTGTTGACTGCCAGTGTGGCACTGCGGGGAGGCAGGTAACCTCCGCCGTCGAACGACACAGCCCCGCCGTAGCGGTAACCTCCCGGCCCGCTCAGGGCGGAAAGACTGCCGTAACGGTGCAATGCGTAATTCAGCCCGGCATACATATTGGCCAGCTTGTTGACGCTGACCCCGTAAAGAAACGGGCCTGTATTACGGAACGGGCCAGCATACGCCGCGAAAGTAGGACCGATGACCTGCATCCCGCCCACGGAGGGCGTGCCGGCCAGCCAGTTGGAGTCCCACCTGTTCACCGCGAACTGATTGCCGCCTGATTCCTGCATGAGCCTCCGGAAGACCACGGGAACCCACGCGAGAGACTGTCCCAGCAGTCGCAGGGCCGACTGGATAACCCCGAGCCAGTTTCCGCCGCCGCCAAGGCCTCCTGTGAAGTCCCTTCTCACGGTGCTGACGAGGGCATTCCAGAGCTGGCGCCCAACCTGGTCCCTGCCGGGAACACGGGGAAGAATCCCTACCCCGCCGCCTGCGGCGAACCGGGGGAAGGTGCGGTTGCGGATCGCGTCCATCATGGCCGTGCCGTAATACCTGTGAGACGCTGCCGGCTGGACATATTCGTCGTTGGACAACGCGAACAACCCGGCCATGTCGGATGTCGGACCGCCTGGCCCCCGGATCCTGCCACCCTCGGCGGCCCTTCCGCCGATCCCCCCGGGGTAGGGGTTGGTCCGGCTGGTCATTGCCACGCTCACATTGACGGTCTTGTCCTGGATTCCCTGTAGTGAACTGTCCACAGACTCGCGGAAATGATCAAATGCCTTAGCGGCCCCCCGGAGTTTCCCGCCTATGCCGTAAACCCACCCGAATGCTGTTGCAGCACCGTGAATAATAGCGCCGAATACGTTCAGGATGACGTCTATCATTGTGCGGAAAATACCGATGATCACATTAACGGCTTTTACTGCTGTGTCCCGTATCATATGCCAGTGGCGGATAACAAACCCGGTAGCCAGGCCGATAGGCCCGGTAATGATACCCAGGATCAGGGGCCAGTTCTGCTTAACCCACCCGAAAACAGAAGCGATGACAGCTAGTACGTCATGCCATACCCTTTTAGTAAAATCCCATATCTTGGCATGGTACTTGACGATAAGCAGCGCCACGGCGACGACCGCCACAGCCAGGGCAACCCAGGGTAGTGCCTTTATAGCCAGCCCCCATGCGCGGGTTGCCGCCGCAGCGATAGTTTCCGAGACGGTAGCGCCCTCGGTTACCGCGGCGAACTTCACGACACCTTTCCACGCGTCATTAACCCAAGAGAATTGCTGTCCGATCTTCACTGCAACCAAGGCATACAGGGCAAGCCTTACCAGGTCAGTATTCTTTGACAAGGAAGCCATGACACGGGATGCCGGCAATAGAGCTGAGAGCAGCATTTTGCTGTTAGAAAAGGTGCTCAGGCCAAACATGGCCCGGCCGATGTTACCTATTACAGCCCCCAGGTTCCGCAATATGGCCACAGCTTGCGGAGTTTCTTCCCGGAAAGTCTGCATAAGGGACTGGAACCCGGAATGCCCGGTAAGCGTGGAACCCCACGCGGCGAATTTCGCAGTGATCTTATCGATACCGGATAGCATCCCCTGCGATACCGGCATGAATGCCGTCAGGATGCCCCCTATACCGACAGCAATATGACCGATAGCAATACCGAGCTTTACGATAGCCGGCCCGGCATTGCTTGACAGCATGGAAATAAACTTCTGGAATCCGCCGGAATTCAGAGCTTTGCCCAGTGATGGCAACAGCGCTTGAATTGCAGTCCCCCCGGAAGCTGCCAGTTTCCCTATGCCAGCCAGGATGGTGCCGAACAACGGCTTCACCGTACTGGCTATCCTGTTCAGCATGGGGGCAAACGAGCGGGTGAACGCAGCCCATTTGTCTTGCATCGCGCCGATGGATTTAGACAATCCTACTTGCGCCGGGGAAAGACCAGCATACGCGATAGTTGTCGCACGGATCTTTGCAGCCTGAGCTGACTGGAGTGCATTCAGCCGGGCAGTGGCAGCGGCATGCCGCTGCGCCTTATTCGTGGCGACACCCATCGCCTGAGAGTATTTAGAGTTAGCCGCGGCCACTGCGGCGGTGTGAGCGGTCTGGGCCGCGGATGCTTTGGTAGCAGCATCGCTAGCCGCAGTGATATTAGCCTTGGCTACTAGCCCGAAGGCTCCCAGTGCGGAAGCGGCCGAGGCAAACCCCGCCGCCAGTCCCCCGACAGCGACAACCAGCCCGGACAACGCCGGCTCTGCTACACCCGAAGCTATGTTAATCCCGGCCAGTACCAGCTTGAATTTGTTTCCCTTGGCACTGATCGCATCCTCGGCTGCGCCCAGGCCGGTGAATTCCCCTGAGAGTTTCCTCACGGAAACACCTACCTGGTTTAGGGCTCCGGAAGTCTCCCTTCCGGCCTTCTGGGCGACGGGAGTCAGCCTGTCCTGGCCTGTGAAAACAAAATTCAGGACCCTACTTGCCATGATGGTTCCTCATGTCCGCTGCGTTCCTGGCGGTTTCCCGGCGCACCTGGTCGGCCTGTAGTGCCATCGCGAAAAAATCGCCGGCGGGAAGATCCCAGATAGTGATGGGCGTGAGACCGAACAACTCCCAGAAGTCCGCGTAATAAGATTTCACCTGGTTTTCCAGCCCGCCCTTTTCAGGAGGCCATTCGGGGGTAAGGATGCTTTTGGGGCCATGCCTCTGTCAGCGGCTTCCTTCATTTCCTTTTCGAGCCTGTCGACCTGATCCTGCTCTTCGGGGGTGATCTCCATGCCGAAGTCGTCGAAATCGATGTTCACGTCGTCGATGCTGACCTTTATCTTGTCCCGGGCATGAAGTATGACCATGAGCGCCGCCAGCGCGTCGGGATCCATGACCTTAAAGGCGTTGGAGAAATCCAGCCCGTTCATTCCCGTGAGCCGTTTGACCACGCGAAGCTCCTTCAGGTCAGCCCCCCCGAAATACCACTCGTGCCCGATATGACATGTAGGGCATTCCTTGATTTTGATGTCAGGCATAAGATCTCTCTCTCGAATCTCCGGAAAACACCCAGGATTTCCTTCTCGACTTCCCGCCGCTGCTTTTCAATGGTGTCATAAAAATAAGGGGACGGAGACTGGCCTACGTCAGTTCCCGCCCTGCCGTAAACAGGATGACGCCACGGAATGGCTCCTTCAAGCACGCGGGCCAGGTTTGATTTCCCCCCGTGAGGCTTAACCAGGACCGCGACGAAAACCTCACGGGGGCTGACACGGACAGACCTTTTCACCGACCTAGCCACATCATCCCGGAGCGATCCTTTATTGTGCTCGGCCTGGTTCGAGGGGAGGCCTTTTATCGCTCTCTTGATACGGGGGACAATCCCGTTGGTGGAAGACCGCATAGCGTACTTGAGTTCCGGCATGAGGTCGGCCTTCTCAAGTCGTTTAAGCAGCTCTTCTGAACGATGATCGAGGTTCACCCTCGCAAGCTCGCCAGGCATAGCTCACCATGCCACCGAATCGGTGCTTACCAGCTTGATCTGCAACGGGGCGATAGTAGACTGTCCTGGGTCGGAATAAGCCTTGAATTCACCGCTGGTCGTCACCAGTCCCGGGCCGGATATTTCGGCGGGTGCCCGGGTGATCTTGGCAAACGGGATAATGATGCTAAGAAGATAGGGGTTGCCGCCGCCAGCGTCCCCGAACGAAGAATCGCATTGAATGGCAGTGGTAGTGCCGTTACGGAACGCGCTGTCCCAGGTCACCGAATCGTATTCACCCTCAAACGATCCGGTGATAGTGAAGAAATCATTCTCAAGCTGCTCTTTCTTGACACCCGCGTTGCCGAGCCCGTACCGGCTGGCTTCCAGCGAGGCGTTGCCGGTGATTGTCAGCTTAGTGATTACCGATGGCACCGTGACACCGGAAGCGATGGAAACCTCGCCGGAGGCGAATGCGGGCGTGCCGCCCGTCTTGAACACCGTAGCGTGACTGAAATTGAAGGCCTGGTTGCCAGCCGGGTAGCTGGCTGCCGCCAGCCCGGTAGCGGAATCCTCATTCCAGGAGTCGATATTAAGGGAAAGGAGAGTCAGGGAATCATCAGCAAGAGTCAGGTCCCAGCTGTCAATCTTGCACCCGTTATATGTCAGGGGCTTGACAGTGCCAGTGCCCGGCTCGGGCTTGCCGACCTGCGCGGTAAATGACAGCCCGCGGAGTCCCCCCGGGACGTGAACTTGCTTGTACGCCGTGGACGCGATAAGAGCGGGGTTAGCCGTCGACCCGATAAGATGTTTCAGCCACCATCCGAAACCCTTGGCCATGACAGGAATCTCGATCTTGCCCATGGCGGATTTACGTGCGATAGCCGCCTGAGATACATCCTTGAACCGTATTCCCGCAAGGAGCCCGCTGCCCTCGATGTAACCGGGGTCGTAAGTCAGGGAGGAGCTGTCGAACGGGAAAAACTGGGTGACAGGAGTACTCAGGGTACCGACAGTAGTCTCTGTCTTAGTACCCAGCTGGGCGTCAAGCCCGCTACCTGTAGGCATATCTTACTCCTCTCCTCCGGAAGTTATGGCCTTAGTTTCCGGGGCGGAAAAATCCTCCCAGTACCCGGGCCACTCAACCATGTCCGCCAGCTCGTCGGGAATGACAATGCTCTCGCCCTGAGCGCAAGTCCCGATTTCGTGGCCGGCCACGGAAAGAATCACGGACGCCTCCGGCCCGTTATAACGCTTTAGTGCCATTTTATCTTCCCTTTATCTGCCAGCAGGATTCATGTAAGACGGGCGGAAGCCGATATCGTGAACAATATGTGCACGACGGCTCCCCCGGAGGTATTCCTGACACGGACATCACTTATATCAGAAACCAGCGCATTATAGGTTTCATTAGTCGGATGCTGGCCGAGATAGTCGAAAGTGTTCTGGAGCGCCGCCATGGCGAAGCCTCTCGCCGCTGCAACCGACGACCCCTTTCCCACGGAAATACAGTGAATGTGCAGATCTTCGTCCCGGGCCTTCTGGCCGAGGCCCTTCCAGGCCTGAGACATGTCAGCTGCGTTAGCCGGCCCGGCATCCTCGCCGGTATCGAGAGTGTCCGTCCCGATGACGACATAACGGTCCGTACCCCGGACAGGACGCCCGGACGGCGGGCCGTCGAAAACGGGATAAGTCACCGCCGCGTCAAGTGCGGCGGTCACCGCCAGGATCACGTCATCCGCGGAAGTGACTTTCACGTGCCCTACCCCCTGTTTTCCATGCCTCTGACCTGCGGGTTTACCAAGTTAACGGGGCCTCCTGGGGTGGTTACGCGGCCCGGCACCGTAACTCTGCGACCTGCGGAAACGCGGGATTTAAGGCCCCCAGATTGTCTGTGCAGGTCAGAAGGCTGATCAGGCAAACCCGGGTTGCTCCTCTGACTCCAGCAGCGCCCTGGCATGAGGCGGGATCTCGTACTGTGCCAGCGCCGCTTCCCAGCGGGCAGTCTCCTCAGGACCAGGCTCCAGGCCACCAAGTCCGTAAGGCCTGTGACTGGACCAGAAATCGTAGATGAATTCCTTGACGGCAAGCTGGATTTTCTCTGAGATAACCGCCCGCCCCGCTGTGTAAGTGGCCTTCCACGGTCCGTACCAGAACGGAAGCCAGTTGACCAGCTCCACTGTGGCACTATCCGGGTACTGCATCAAGTCCGCGGTAACCCACGAAGGGCCGCCCGGGTAAACGGAGGTGATCGATTCCACAGCCGTGTCCGATGGCAGCGGGCCGTGAGGCATCCGGAGAACCTGCGCCGAGTAACCCGGAACGCGATCGTTAACGAAACGCCGCTGCACGCAATGGCCCACAATCGACTCGGCTTTCTCCGTGGCCGCGGACATGACCTGGCGGAAAAGAGCATCCTGGTCGCCCTCGGTATAACCGGCGAAAATCCTGGCCTCATCGATGCTGACAATAGACCGGAAAACATTGAACGGGACATAATCAGTTTTAGAGGTGACGGGGCCGGTAGTAACACCCTGGAATTTATACAGGCCTTCCTGGACCGCGGGAGTATAATCCGCGTGGTAGACACCCAGGCTGTCGCGGACAACAGAAAGGGACGACGTGGTCAGATCGGGCAGCGTAACCGTTACCGACTGCGTGCTAGAATCAGTAAGCGCGCCGTTGACATCAAAAACCTTCAAAGTGAAACGGTACGGCTGGCCAAGCTCATACATTTATGTCATCCAATCTGCCTGCCTCCGGCCGTGCTATCCGGTTTCCCCGCCCCGCCGATTGCGTCATCTGCCAGGTGACCTGTTCCCGGAGCTGATCCCGGAGAGGTGCCCGTTCCGCTATCCGTCCGGTTCCGCTCAGTACCCCCGGCTACCGAGGTAGCATAGAAGACGACAATTACCGCCCCGGGATCAAGAACCCCGGTGATCTTACTCCTGGATATTGCCTTCGTATGCGGGCGGAACCTGGTCCGTACCCTAGCGGGCACGATCGGCGGGATAATTATTACCACTACCCGGCCGGGGGTTATACCGCGAGTCTTAACCCTGGTAAAAGGCTGTCGCGGCGTTCTTATACTGGCCGGCGCGACAGGGATCTTTACGATAACCCCAGGACGGATACCCGCAGATTTAACCCGGGTAAAAGGCCTCCGCAGTGTTTTCACCGGAACAGGGACGACAGGCACAGGTGCTGCTGTAACCGTGACAACAAGACCCGTGGTTATCAGGCCAGGCCTGACGCGGGTAAACGGCCGCCTGACAGTCCTTATCCGATCAGGCACTACCGGCGCGATAACCGCTGTTACCGTGACGACAATGCCCGCAGTGATCTGGCCGCTCTTAATGCGGGTGAAGGGCCGCCGCGGGGTCCTGATCCTGCCCGGAACCACGGGGGTGACCGGGGCAGCAGCGATAACCACGCCCTGACGGATACCGCCAGGCCTAGGCCTCGTGAAAGGAACCCGGAGAGTTCTGACCCGGGCGGGCACTACTGGAGGCGGCGTGATCGTGACGACGATGCCGGGCTGTATCGCGCTACGCTGGCCCCTGAAGGCCTGCCTGAGCCGGGTGGCGGTCCTGGACGGGGCCGGCGGCACGGGGGCCGCAGCGGCCGTCACGACGATGCCCGGAGCTATCCCCGCCGGCCGTGTCCTGCCGTAAGGACGCCGGGCGGTCCGTGTAGCCGCGGGCGGCGTCCGGATGGACGGCCCGAGTGCGACAGTAACGACACCGGCACTGGCGCTGGACCCCAGCAGCCACTCCGCAGATTCCGGTGCGGTACTGTTCGGGATGACGAAGGCTGCCCGGCCGGATCCGGCGGCATCATCGAAATTGAGCAGCGGCGCCCAGTTAGCGGTATTAAGTGTCCCGGAAGTTACCGCGTTGTAGTGGGCGGCTGCCAGGAAGACATCAGCCCGGCCTGACGGCGTGATTGACGGGGTATCAATCGTGGTGCCCGGCCCGGCGCCCGAATTATCAGGAGAGGCTGCGTCAACCGCTATGTAAGAGCCCGGCCACTCGCTTATATTCCAGACATACGTCTGGGAGGTACCGGACTGGAATGTCACGGAAGTAACCGCTGCGGCGTTGAAAGCAGCCCAGCACTCCAGGCGGGTATTCGACTGCCCCGAAACAGCTCCGCGGGTGACCAGCCCCCAGGAATTACCGGCCGAGTCAATGACTCCGGTAAGCGCCCCGGTAGCCAGGCCCCCCGACCTGCCCACCATGGCGACCAGGGTCGTGCCGCCCCGCGAGGTAAACGAGGCTGTCGCGTTATTAGCCGCTGCCGCGGAACCCGCCGATTGGCTGATCGGCACAGGTACCTTACCCGCCGCTATCCAGCTGCGGCCAGTGCGGGTAAAGGGTCTCCGTGAAGTTATTACTCTCAGGGGAACGGCAGGAGTCGCAGCTGGCGTGCCCGCCGATACCCGGCTGCGGACGAATCTCCGCGCAAGCTGGCGGGCACCGGTCCATGCTGGTACTGCGGATATCGCGGCTGCCGGAGTGCCTGCGGGCATGGGCTGCTGGATACGGCGGTATTTCCTCGGAGGCCTGCTCGGCAGTGGTCCGATCCCGCCGCCGGCAGGCACCTGGGCTACCCATACGCCAGCATAGTCAAGACCGGAAGGGTTATTCTTGACAAGTTCCGTGAAATTCAGCCCGCCGCCGGACACGGACATCGTAGTGATTCCGGTACCACCATCAGATGCGACAAGCACCACGAGCAGCGACCCGGCTGGCGGGGTAAAGTTTGCGCAGGAGACAAAGGTGGCAGATGTTGTGCTGACCGGTGCCGGGGCAGAACCGTCTTCTGTCAGTGTTCCCGAGGTTTTTACTTCCGCCTGCGCCAGGGGGCCTGTTGTCGACGACGCGGCCGTGACACCCAGCGTGGTCGCCCCGGGAGTCCCGGTTAGCGTCGTCGCCTTGAAAGTAACATACCGACCATTGTTAGTAGCATCAGCGACATCATCAAGGAGAGTGCTGTTAGCCGCTGCTACATCGGACACGTTGGTGTGGGATACCGCCCCGTAAACCCGGCTTCCGGTTTGCGTGGTAGTGATGGAGCCCGTGAATGCGGTGCTGCTTGAGATCGAGGCATTCTGGGTCCCGCCGTCCTGCGTCGCCGCCGCCTGCGTCAGGACGAAAATACGCATCGCCAGGCCCGCGGCGGTAGAACCGCCCTGAGCGGCGGTTATAACCGGGTCGTGGGGGTCTGAAGAAGGCAGCCGGGCCACCCAGACGCCCGCATAGTCGCTGGGTGCGGTGTTCGCCTCCGCCATCGGCGTCCAGGCAACCCCGCCGCCGGACACGGACATGGTGGTCTGTCCCGATCCGCCATCGGAGGCCACCATGGCTACCAGCAGCGCGCCGTCTGGCGGAGTGAAGCTTGCCGTGCTCACGGCGGTGCCGGTAGTGCTGACTGCCGTGGCGGGTGATGAGGGGTCTTCGGAAATTCCGCCCGCCCCGGGAAGGATCTCCGCGAACGCGATGCTCCCCGTAGACAACGGCGCGGAAGCACCGGCAGTGACCGGCCCGGGAGTACCTGTCGCCGCGGTAGTCCTGGTGGCACCGTACTGCTCGGCATTGGCGCTGTCAGCATAACTGTCGAGCAGCGTATTGCCGGAGGCCGGGGTGAAAGCCGACCCGTTCGTCAGCGGAGCGCCATTGACCAGCGCACCGTAGACATATGAGCCGGTCGTAGTGGTGGACAGGGACAAATCCGGGGTGAACGGGGTGTTGCTCGAATTAATGCCCGTCGCGCCGGTCTGCGCGGACGCCGCCCCTGTCAGGACCTTCACCCTGAGGAGTATCCCGGGAGCGGTGCTCCCCCCGGCGGTAGCCGTAACCGTCACTGACAGTGGCACGACACTACCGCCTTACAAGAGACAAGAGCAGGTCAGCCGACCCCTACGACGCCCATCAGCTTGTTGCCGTTGAAAAAGAAATCATTAACGGCCACTAGCGTGCCGTTGGCGTGCGCGATATTGTACAGGGAGGTGAAATCAGTAAACGCTGCCTTGAGCAAAGTGACTTCCGCCTGAGTATAACCGAGGGCGATGAGATTAGAGTCAGTCCATTGTGACGATTGCAGGAGCTGGCTGAACTGCTGGCAGTTGTACAGCGCTGCGCGCAGCGCAGTCGCAAGCTGCCCGGCGCGGGAATCGAAATCTGTCTTTGTCGCCGAATATCCGACACTCATGGCTAGTTCTCCAGGTAAAGCGTGGCGTACTGAAGGGTCACCGTATTAAGGGCGGTAGCCGCTCCCAGGGTAAGGTAGGGCCACAGGTAATACTCCTGATCGGATTGCCAGGTGGTGACAGTAGTCCCGCCGGAACCCAGCGGGTTGAGCCACCAGACCGACGTGGTGAGCGCCGGGCTGGCTGCTACCTTCCCGCTGCACCATACGGTGGATGTATTCCCCAGGCCTAGCGTACGGAGGCCGATCTTGAACACGGCATCCCAGGAGCCCGTGGCCGCCGCAGGGGTTACCGTATTGGACAAGGTAGCCAGCGGGGTCGCGGCGGAAAAGGCCGGCGGGGTCGCGAAAGCAGTATAGGCAAGGCCGAAGGCGAACGTGGGCACCGTCGCCGTTGCCGTCATGTACCCGCCGATCTCCAGCCTTGCCGAGCTGGATTTCTTTCCGAGCCCGGACATGTACCCGGCAGGTATCACTATCTCCGGGGTTCCCGCAGTGATAGTGGCGGCGCTAGCCGATGGCACGCTGGTGGTAGCAGCACCGTAAAACGAGTGAAATAGCTCTACCGGGGTCCCTGAATAATTGCTCATGACTTCCCCAGGATCTCTCGATGGATGTCATTCGACGGCAAGAGGTTTAGTCATTATTTCTCCGTCTCATGCGGGCAAATCCCGTAGAAGCCTATTGCCTGGTTACAGTTATGGCATAGAATGCGGAATGTATCCGGGTAATTATTCCGGATAATCCATCCTATAATTGCATTCCCGCGCAACCCGGATTTTCTCCGATCAGCAGTTCCGCCACCGCTGATGTGATCCATTGACAGGAATTCAAACCTGGATTCTCCGCAGCAGGCACACTTATTGCCATAATGATCTAGGACTTGCTGGCGGCGGGATCTTTTATAATCACGCTGATGATCATTATATCCTTCCCGACCGCCTTTCCATTTAAGCATATATTTAGCTCGTTTATCCCTGCAATCGCTGCAAGTTTTAAATGATCTGCCACCGAAAGTAGTTTCAGGGATGAAAGACTTATTACAAATGCTACATACAGAGAGTGACACCTCATTACTCACTGTAATCTATTCCTCCCATTCTATCAGCAGCTTCCATGCAAGCGGCGTGGTAAGAGCATTCTGGCGGTTCACGAAAACCAGCCCGTTAGCAACCCCCTTAAGAATCTGCCACTCCTCCTGAGCCTCCCAGAGAAGATCATAACCTCCTCGGGATGAGACCGGAATCTGGAAAGGATCAGCAGCAGAAGCCGAGAAGGTAGGGTTAGTGGTTGCGTAGGTGGTCGCCGCGATCATCAGCGACGGAACCGAGTTCTGGTTAAGCAGCGTGGTTGTGGTAGTGGTCGGCGCGCCGGTAGGTCCGGCCGTGGCCGCGGCGATACCCAGCAGGCAATCCTGATCCGGCGGTGCCCCGCTGGAACCGACTGTTACCAGGCCTCCGGTGATACGGCGCAGGTTATACCCGCCAGAGGCAGGACACATAAGAAAACCGAATGCGGTGTCAACTGCGATAGCGGTTGCCGAGAGAAACTGGGTACGATACCTGCTCATTCCTTAACTGCCTTCCTTGGAGTACGCGCCGCGCCCGCAGACGCGGTCTGCCGAACCGGGGCGTGACGGTCCTTAATCTCACCTTGCTCCCTTTCGGCCAGCTTTTCATCGGCTAGCTCGACTAGCCTGATAAGGCCGTAAGCAGCAGCACGGTCCCGTTCAGCCTTAAGTGCGTGATCCATTTTCATTCTCCTGAGAAAACATCAATCGTAGAGGTGACGTTGGTTACCGCTGAGATATTCATCTTGAGGTAACGCCACGGCGTAGGCTGCAAATACACGATCTTGGTCTGAGCCGTGGTAATCGCACCGAAAGCTGCCGTTGTCAAAGTTCCCGGCGTAGCCGAGTCGGCATAAGGAACAGGGTAAAAACTGGTCCCGTCCACTGAGCCGAGAACCTGAGAAAAAGTAGCCGTGGGGGTCGCGCCGATTGTGGTAACCAGGCGGAGCATCGCCGGATGGTCCCAGTGAGCCATACCGCGATCCAGTATGTTGGTATCGCCTGCCGCTGCCTGAGCATTAGCGATAGTCGCGTTGTGCGATACGATGATAGCCATTAATTGCCCCTCCCGGAGGCCAGGCCGGGATTAACCGGCCTGGCCATTAAGGATTAGCTAGATCAGTACCCGGCCGGTGCCACGAGTCCGGTGCCGTCCAGGACGTTCACCGAAGTCGCGCCATAACGAGCGAAGGTATAGGCAAAATAGCCGTAGACCACGAACAGGATGCCCAGTGCAGCAATGTTAGGCTGCTCCGCCCTGATCATGAGAGGCTGCCCGGGAGCCTCCCACAGGTGAGCCTCATCAGACGACAGCGTGTAAACCTGATCCTGGTTGGTACCGACACCCAGGTTAGTCACGATGTTATCGTCGATACACACGGCCACGCCATTCGGCAGGCTACCCCTGGAAGGCGAGCCGTACTTAAGCCCGTTCACGTCGCCCGCGGGCTGGCCCAGCCCGCCGCCAGCATTGACCATCGGCCACACCGAGACCATCTGGCCCTGGAGCCAGTACCAGCGGCGGCCGTGCATAACCACAAGGTTAGGCTTAGCCTGAGCCAGCAGCGCCTTTTCCACCTGTGACAGCGCACCGAGAATACGGCCGTATATTTCAGGGCCGGTCGGAGAAGCCGAGGTATAGGTGTTCGTCGTGCCGAAGTTACGAAGACCTGTCGTCGCGCCGTTAACCAGCTCGTTATCCAGCGAGGTCGCGTAACGCCGCTGGAGGTCTCTCATAACCACTTCACCGATGCCCGTGCCGCGCTCGACGGCCTGCCGGGAGACGTTCTGCTGACCCGCAGTAGTCTTGATCGAGAGGGTCAGATCGGTCTCAACAGCCGACGTGGCTGACACGGCGGTAAGCTGGGTGGACTGGACGGCCGCAGACGTGGCAGTGGTGATAGTCGGGATGGTAACCGACATGCCATCCGGGGGGAGCTCGTGAGGAGTACACGAGTCCGCGAACGGACGGAGGTTAGCGATGGCAGGAGCAGTCATTTCGACCAGGTACTGGGGCACGACCAGCCCGCCCAGCCCGGACGTGAGCAGGTCACCCGCGGCACGCTCCACATAGCCGGCGCGCTCCACCCGTTCCTCATTCATGTGCCGCGCGAGACGTTCCGAAGAGCGGGCATTGTGAAACAGCCCGCCCAGAGCCACGTCACGAAGGAACATAGAACCAACCGGGTCGTTCCCCTTATGGTAAGTCCGCTCCTCCTGGCCAACCTGCACGACCTGATCACGACGCTGAGGGGCACGCTTAGGCGCGGGAACATCCACGGCCTCCCTGAGCCTGTTCTCGGCCTCCAGCTCGTCGGCCTCCGCCTTCCTGGCACGGGCAAGCTTAGCCCGGATACCTGTTTGCTGCGCCTTAGCCTCTTCCCGGATTCCGTCCTGCCGTTCGCATTCGGTATCTTCTTCAGGAGTGAGATTGGGACGGCCTTCCTGCTGAACGGTGGCCAGGATCAGCTCGATACTGCGCTGCGCCTTCTGCTCTCGCTTCTGTGCCGCTTCGAGTTCCACTTCGATACCGGCGATGAGTTCCTTTATGTTCATTACATGTCACCTGTCCTGGTGTCGTTACCAGCTAATGGACACCGCAGTGACGATTTAACTATGACTGGCCCTTATCGTATTTGCGGTTGTTGCAACCCGGTATGATTGCCGGAAGACCTGACGGTCTGATAGCCGTCAGGAAGCCTTTAATAAATCGTGATAGGATAATACGGGTCGTGCCCGCCGCCATGGCCGGGAGGGAACGGCCTCCGGCCGTTCACCACGAATGCTTCCATTGCCTCGTGCCGCTGCACGAGCAGGATCATTTCCAGGACCCATCTAGCCCAGTTACGCTCATCATGGGATGCCGGGGGGACACTCATCGGGTGCGTAACCGTATACGGCTTGCCGGGGTTATAAGCGTCCGTGGTTTCATGGGTTATCACCAGCGTCAGCCCGCGGGCACCCGCATGCTTAGGCATGTCCCGCAACTCGAACGCCCAGCCGGGGAACCTGAAATCCAGGCCGCTGAGAACCGTCTCCAGTTCTTCCGGATAGGGTGCCACCTGGACCATCTGCCTCATCGGTACTCTTGTCCCTTCATGCGCATCTGCCAGATGCGCAGGGACTTGCCGGTCTTTCCCGCGGTGGTCTCGCCCGGCAGCTTACGATGCTCCGCAGGCCTGTCCTGGGTCAATTCAGCAGGCTCGTCCGGATCGTAAATTCCCAGTGCTTCCATAAGCTCGTCAACAATCGTGTCCGCGCCCATCAGGAGATCGATCGCCTGCTGCACGTCAGGAGGCAAGGCCTTAAAGGCAGCCTCATCCATGGAAGCTACGAGGACATTGGCCTGGTCAAGAACGGCATCCAGCCCGATTACGAGCGAAGACGGGTCCTCCCCGGCAACCCCCGGTGCCCGGCTGCCCTTCCCGGTTACGGCCCCGCTGGCGATACCGGACTTAATAGAATCCAGCCTGCGGGCAGCATTCAGGTAATGCCGGGTAGCCTCCCTGGCAAGCGCTCGTGAAGCCGAAGCAAACTCGTCGCTGTCAGCCCGTTCGGAAACGGTCTGGAGACCGCCGCGGATAACGTAAGCAGGTGCCTCCCGGAGAAACCGGTTCATTTCCTCCGCGCGGGCCGAAATAGACGTGTAAGGGTTCGCCCCGTAATTGACAGCCGATACATCCCCGCGATTAATATCCGCCTCGGTAATCGTGAACTCATCGTAATCGTCGTTCCATTCGCCGTCGTTCAGCAGGAACGCGAAGGACATTTCAGTGACAAGCTCGTCGTGTATGGCACTGGCCAGGTCCCGCACATCCTGCCGGTCAGCGTTCAGGAAAGCATGAACCTTGAGTCCTGTCTCCCCGTCATCCGGCCTCTTTGCCTTCCGGATATCCAGGGTTTCGTTGGTCGTCCTGGCCATGGTGATACCACGATGATTAGTCAGGAAGGCAACATCGGGGTTATTTGCCAGGGACTTGTTAAGAGCCTTCCCGCCCATGGTCTCTTCATATTTGCCGAACATGTCATACATCGGGTAGGACTTGTCGAAGATGGCGGCGAAACCTTCGAACTCGTAAAAGGACTTCCCGTCCTTGGTTACCAGGGCGGCCCGCATATTGCTGCCCGGGAAAGAACGGATCCTCCCCCGGTCCCCCGGAAAGCCCCCAGCGGCGCGCTTAGCCCGGATACCTCCCGGCCTGGCAGCCTTTTCTGCCGCCTGGATGTCTTCCATGTGGTTATCCAGATGGGCCTGTGCCGCGGTCTTGCTGACAAGTCCCTGAGTCTGGCCGATACGTGACAGGCCGTTACGCACGCCCGCGGCATTAGGCGGATCACCCGGATGATAGTGATGAGGCAACGCCCAGTGAGCTTGGGTATCCGGCTTCCCCGTGGTTTTCTCCCCAGCGCAGATCCCCCGGAAAAAAGCCTCAGGATCATCCGAGGCAGAACCATTAGCCCACGCTTCGCTGGCATTCCAGGCAGAATTGTCTACTTTAGCCATCTAAGTTTCCTTGTGAATTAGCGGTAGATGCGGCCGGATCGCTGATGGCGTTGATATCCGCAGGGTTGACCGGCACCGGGGCCAGCGAGGTAGCAGGAGTCGTCCCGCGGCGGTTGAGGCCAAGCTCGTCGAACTCCCGGATCTGATCATCAGTGAATGGCGGACGGTTATCCATTTCTCGGGCCTCATTAGGGGAAAGAGTACGGGACTCAATCTGGGTACGGATAACAGCCGCCAGGGTCTTCGGGTCCATCCTCAGCAGGGCCTTAGAATCCATTTCCACGAACCGTGGCTTCGGCAGCAGCTGGCTCAGGCTATTCTCCCTGCGCAGGACAGCCGGGCCGATATGCATGATAAGGAATTGCAGGTTCCGCTGAATCACGTTCGCATAAGTAATATTCGGCCCGCCCGCAGCCGCGTCGATAAGGTCCGCCGGGACCCCCACGAACCTCGCCACATCCTCAAGGGACAGCTTCATCGCGTCGATCCAGTTAGACGCATTCTGCTCTGCCTGAATAAGGCTGTACTCCCAGTCGTTCCCGTGAACGAAAGGCTCATCGGCGGCTCGGGAAGCACGCCACGATTCCTTAACTGTCGTGGCTTCCTTAGAATTCAGCTTCTTGGCGGTGTTCTTAAGTCTCGCCCTGGGGGTAGCGCCCCCGATAAACCAGTCCGAAGCGAACTCCTCGATAGACTCGTAAAGACCCAGCGAAAAAACCGCGGCGCTTACAGGCGACAAGCCTACATCAAGACCCGGGATAGTATACTGCTTTTCGTGCCAGACTTCAGCCGGATCATAAACCTGGTTGTCAATCCGGTATTTCTTGTTCCCGCGCTCGTAGAAGATACTGCACGCCGAACTGGGATACAGCTCAATATAGAACTGGGTGCTGGTAACGTCGGGGCCGCCGCGGATCACGCCGATCGAGTTCCCGGTACGGTCCAGCTCGGCCTGCGACGAAGACCGCCATTCCATGAAATCGGGGCGGGCCATGAAAGGAGTCAGGGTCGCGTCTATCTTATGATAGACGCCATCCTCCAGCTGAACATTCCGGTAAGCCTTGAAAGGCAGGGTGGAAATCAGGTCGGAACGAAGCCGGATACCCGCCCAGAAGGCGGAATGCTTCATGGCGCGGTCGGCGGAAACATACGGGACCCGCCCCCCGACCATGCGCCGGGGGATAAGATCCGACACGGTATTGATGCCGAAATACCGTTCCTCGCGTTTCCCCAGGATCAGGCTCATTACGTCCTGCTATCCACTGCGATGAGAATCAGCAGGACACCCGCCACGATAAACCCGGCGGGAAACGAGTAAAGCGACACGCCGGCGGAGATAAAAGCAACACCGGCGAGGATCACGAGGTAAACAGCAACGACTGACAACGGGACGTCAGGAGAAAAGTCCTTCGCCAGCCAGTTTTTCAATGTCTTTATCACTGATCAAGTCTTCCTCGTATAGACGCCGGAGGTCGTCCGGACCGTAAATCCCTAGCCGGTAAAGACGCCTTATTTCCGCCAGGTCAAAATGCACCGAACCGGCGGCGTCGTAATCTTCCTCAGCACCGTATTTCATGTAACCCCAGTAAGCGAACGCGGCAGACATGAGAGGAGTCTGGTCGGCTGCTGAATTAATCCGGTCAAAGGCCCACGATTCCGACAGGTTCCTCGTGGTAACCGCTGCCAGGGCCGTGCGGAGCGCCAGCTGCCCGTAATGCCTCACCATGTCGTCCCGCATCGCGTCATACAGCTGGCCGCTGGCCGCGGCCACATCTGTGGCAGTCATCGTCTTAACGGGAAGGCCCGCACGCTCCAGCTCGACAAGGACCGTGTTAGTGGCCGCGCGCTTATCTACGATCCAGGCTGCCGGCGACCATTTATCCTGGATTTCCCCGGCCCTGCTCATGATCCACCCGGTATGCTCGCGGTGGTCGGTGACCTGCAAGCCGATCCGGCCGTCAGGCCTGAGGCCGGCCACGGATATTGATGCCGACCCCCTGTCCTGCGCTACCTCGATAGCAAATACGGGGAACCTCACCCGGGGAGGTTCCCCCGTATCATCCGTGGTTGCCGTGAACCATTTTTTGGGGATGACCATCCACGCATCCCCCGGAACCGGGTATTTACCCACCCCGAGGATTTCCCGCTCGAACTGCGCTGATGACAGCGCGTCCCGCTCGGCCGCTATCGTGAAGGGCATGCGGCGGACGTTGTAAGACGGATTCGCCCTGGCTACCGAACGCTCATCTTCGGGATCGTCATGCTCAGTGCAATCCGGATTGCAATACTCGGTATGCCAGTTGATAGACCACTCAGCAAAGAACAACCGTCCGGGTGAATGCCCTGACTCGGCTGCCTCTATGCCCCGCCGCCTTATCAGGCCGACCTGCTCGGAATTCTCGTCGCCCGCGGAACCAGCATAGAAAACCTGCGGGTTAGGCCGGGCACCGAGCGCGGGAAGAGACGCCCCGACCTGCGCAGCCTTCAGTTTCATATCTTCGTCGTAGGCGATGAAATCGCCTGTGAAACCCCGGCCGCTGCTGCCCGACCTGGCTATGAAGAGGAGACGAGAAGACTCGTTACGGAGAACCTGACGACCACCCGAGCCCAGTATGACGGTCGGTCCCGGTTTGAGCCAGATCGATTCAAGCCCGTATGCCGAGTTGTTGCGCATTACCCGCCGATCTAGCTCGGGGGTATTCTGGATCAGCGACCAGATCCTGTGGTAATGTTCCGTGGATGTCCGCTGCTCGTGAGCTGTGTGGAGCAGAAGCCGGTCCGTGCGGAAAAGGAACAGTCCCGCTAGTTCCCGGCATTCGAGGATCGATCCTTTGCCGGCCTGCCGGGGTACCAGGAGTTTTACCTCAAAAGCTGACCATTTGCCATCGTTCCGGGTGCCGAGCGAGTTGACGATGACATATTTCTGCCAGTCATCGAGGTCAAGACCAGCATTACGGGAAAGCTCTATCGCGTCTTCCCCGCGCGACCGTGAATAACCCGGGACATATTCTATCCGCGGTCTCTGATTGCCGATCAGCATCACTCATCAGCAGGCATTCTGCAGAACCGCCGGAAGGGCACTCTGACCAGGACCCAGGGTATCAGGAACCGTGTACAGCAACTCCCCGGCTTCGCCCGGTGCCGCTCCTTCGGAGGGAATGAACAGGCTGATCACCAGCTTATTCACGCCACCGATGGTGAGAGCCGATACGGTAGGGTTCTCGAACGCCGTGGACCCGCCAGCAGTATGGACAGGCAGCTGCACCGCGCCGTTCTCCGTGAACCCGTACAGATACAAGCGCCAGTTAGCGGGCGAGTATGTCGTGCTGGTATTCCCTTCGACAACGTCGAAAAGATGCGCGCCATGCCAGACGGCATCACGGTCACCCAGCTTGCCTGCCGCGCCCTGGCCTTGCAACGCGGTGTTCAGCCAATCGGACACCGACTCGCAAGACGACGCGAAATTGGTGATCTTTGTCGTGGCCTCCCTGTCATCCCCGCATTGCGATTCATGGAAACCGAGGGTGAACAGTGAGCTGTCCGGGTTAGTGTATCCGACCGGGCTGTAAATGTTAGGGGTTCCCTGGCAGGTACCCAGGGTGTTAGGCAGGCTGTAACTCCGGGTGCTGTTGCCTGCCAGCAGGTCCGCCAGGGTAGGATACCAGTTCACGGTTACATGGCTGGGGGAGACACCCTCGTAAGGCATCAGGTAGGAGCCGTCTGTCAGCCTCTTGATTGCTGGCTGGGACCCGCCGCCGGCCGTGAGCTGGCCTTCATAGGTCCACGTGCGAAGATCGCTCGACCCGCCTAGCAGAACCTGGCAGGGCGATACTGCGCAAGTATGATAAACTGCCACGAAGGCAGGCGTCCCGCCTGAAGTGGAGACAACCTTCATGGTATCCATTGAGTGGCCCGCCGAGTCATGAAGGTCATACTGGGCATCGGCAGGCACATTGCAGATTGCCGATGCCAGGTCCTGTTCCTGGGACGTGGTCCCGGTAACAGGGCAGTTTCCCTGGACCGCCGCGGTGGTAAACGACTGGTCCGCTCCGAAGCTCGTGCCAGTGGCATTAGTAGCCTCAATCCGGTAATGGTAGGTGGTGCTTGCGGTAAGTCCTGCCAGGCTGGAGCTTTCACTGACCGCCGTGGTCCCGCTCCCCGCCGAACCCGCCGGAGAGGGCACGGAAGTGCCATATGCCGTGGTGGTGCCGTAATCAAACTGGTAGGCGGTAGCCTGCCCTTCGGGGTTCACCGCGCCATTGAGTGTTGCCGTGGTCTGGCCCACACCGGAAGCTGCTCCTGTGGTCACGGCCGGCGCCATAGGCTGCACGGGGCCGCCCAGGCCGAACGCCGCACGGAGATCCCCGGCCGAAGCGGCATTGCGCAACTCGGAGACGCCCGCGTTGTCATCGAGCCAGCGGGTGAGAGCATAGTGGTTGAAGGATCCGGTGACGACCTTTGCCGACAGGCCCGGGTCGATTACCGCGAAAAGAACGTTCTGGTTGGAGTCACCTTCGTCGAAGGTGACTATAATCGTGAGATTACCGGCCTGGTAATCAGGCCCGGCCATGAGCTTTGGCACCCATCCCTGGAGCCAGGCGTCCGCGTGGGCAAGTGCATCCCCGCCGCAGGAATCATGGGCGTCATTGCACAGGTTTGGGGTCATTTCGCCGGTAACCGGCAGGCTGCCCGAATTTATGTCATTCAGGAGATTGCCGCTGACAGTCGTTCCCATCGGAACGTCATTGGCATTGCAGCCTGCGCGTTCCGTGCTGTCCGTCCAGTAAGGCCACGGCCCGTGACGGGGGGCATAACTGCCCGACCCGCCAGTCTGGCAATTGGAGGTCATTGACTCCTGATATGCCTTAGCCGTGCTCCCCGCGGCCAGCGCCTGGCCCCAGGCAGACGGAGGACTCGGGATGCATCCGCTGGAACCGACACTGCAATCGGAGGTTACCCCGAAAGTGGACCCGCCCCAGATGGCAAGATAGTTGGGCAGGGACGGGTGAGTAATGGCATTGTATCCCGTCGCCTTGCCAAACTGGTTTTCCAGGGAGACAAGATAGGGCATTCCTGCCTCGGCCTGGGTACGGTTATGGTTCTCCTCAAGGATTACCATGGTCTTATGCACCGCCGCCCGGCCGGGTGCGGCGGAGACAGCAAGAACCCCGGAAACCAGCCCGGTAACCAGGAGAAGAGGCAGGCAGAACCTGAAAAAAGCCTTCAAGGCATATATCCTTTTAACGGTGCGTGACGGCAAGTATGATAAGGACTGTCAAGACAACAGCCAATAGCAGCCATAGCGTGTGGGGAAGGATGACCAGCCCGCCGAAAAGCAGGATAATCAGCCCTATGACAAGGAACATTGCCTGACAGCCCTCCTCCGGAGATACTGGATAGCCTTTTCCAGCAGCTCGGCATTATCGTTAGCGTGGCCTAGCAGCAGGTTGCATGAGGAGTGCAGCGCCCCGCGATCACAATCCCCGCAAGCCTGGCGGGAATCCGTGTCGCAGTGAGCGTGGTCATGGTCGACCACTGTCTCCTCATAATCGAGGGGGAGGAGGCATACCCCGCAGAGGCCGTTCTGCTGGTTCCACAGCCTGATACGGCGCTCGGCAATGGTCCGCCTGCGGCGGCGCATAATGTTCTCTGCAATTCTTTGACCGGATATCCCCGGGCAAAAATATGCCCGGAATGCTTACGGAAATGGTGCCCGCAGAAATACAGGCTGCCCCTTCCGACGTCCACCTGATGTGAGGCCCGTGCGCCGCAACGATCACAGCTCCGCCGGGTTACCGCGAGAGAAGACCCCGGTTTCTTCCTCCAGGCGAACATCCCCATTGAAGCACCTGCCGTTCCAGCCCGGCCCCGCCTGGAGCCTGTTTCGTCAGCGTCCAGGAGACGCTACCTCGCTTAGGATGGCTCTGTGACAATTTCCCAGGTCAGAGGGGGTTTGCTCTCCGTAGTTTCCGCAGGTCGCGTGATTACAAAACGGGACCCTTACCAAGGTTGCCCATGTCCAGGCCCTTTCGGGCTGAAATCCTTATGGAGCAGGGGTTTCAGCTCTCAAGCCGGTCCCGGCTACTTCGCTTAGGATGGCTCCCACGCAACTTCTCATCGCACCGAGCTGCAACCCGCCGGGTGAACATCCCCATCGAAATACCTGTTGTCACGTGAACACGAAATTGTCAACATCCACTTTGGCCTGGAGTCTGTGAAGAAAGTCAGGCTCGGTATCCAGCCAGGGGACAGCCTCCAGTCCCGCCAGTTCCCGGCTGTCCTTCCAGTCGTGGATGAAATAGGTGCCGGGATCGATTCCCCGCTCATTCAGCTCGTCGAGGGTCGCCAGGGCGAGCAGGCGGAGATCGTTATCCCGCTCGATATGCTGGCGTTCACGGCACCGCCGTGAATCGCAGGCTGAATGGTCGCCCTTTTTGTGGCCGCGGTGGGTCCGCATCCGCTCGGCCGACGTTGACATCCGGATCACCCACTGTAAGTGACTGTGACTTGAAGAAAAATGGCGTCTGGC